AGAGTCCTAAGAACCATACTCCCATCATTGCTGCACGTCCTTGTGCTCTGAGAAAAATGTTTTCGTTATTCATTAAAAGATACCTGGAATGATTTGACCTGTTGTTGCATAAGCACCTAGTGCTGCTGTAACTCCTAGCATGGCCATCCAGCCATTAAACTTTTCTGCTTCTGGTGTCATTGTTTTAAACTCCTTTCGTTTGATTTGTAATAGGGTTAGAAAGTTACCTCCACTGATTAGTTGAGGCGGTGTAAGAGACCTTGATATCTAAAAGATACCTGGTATAACTGCTCCGAATAGGATGTAGTTATGTACTGCTGCAAAGAAACCAATCATCGCAAGGCGACCATTAAGTTGTTCTGCATTCTTCCAATATCCTTGATAGTTTTCAACGTACTGCATTTGTGGTTCCGCAGAGAACATGTTCTGCTTACCATACTCAGTAGTTGTGTAACGATCCATATTGGATGTTGAACTTGTCATTCGTTTGTAAAGAAACGTAACATAATTATATAGTAAATATAAAATCTTGTAAAGTTTCTTTACATTGGGGGTATCCGAACAATAAAAAGAGGGTCTTATAACCCCCATAAGTACACCTTATTAATAATCGTCATCATTGTATCCTGTGTTACTTTCTACCCACTCAGCATTGTTTCTACAGTAGGCATCAGCATCTATTTCCATTCTCCAATGAGTAAGAGTATGAAGAGTTTGTATAAGAATTCCCACAAACAGTAACAACACTGGCCCGAACCAGAGTGGATGTAATAGAATATCTTCTTTCTTTTTCATACTTCTTTATTAGTAGTGAGGTTTCTTCGCCCCTGGTATAGAAACCTCAAAAGATTAATCCAGAGCAGTCATAGGTAGCGATGCCTTGACATATTAATTATACCATAAAAAAAGACCCCCTGCAAGGCAGAGGGTCTTCTATGTGTATTAACTGATTAGAGATCAGAATACGAACTTAGCACCTACTTTAGCACCCCAGTTAACGATATCTTCGTTAGAAGAATCTTCACCAGTGATACCAGATAGTTCGCCATAGATTCCTAGAGTTTCAGTAGCAGCGAAAGTAACACCTGCTTTACCAGAGAACTCAGACTCAGAACCATCAGTTCCGTCTACAGCTACGAATGAAGGACCACCTTGTACATAGAAGTCAGCAGTTTCGCTGATAGAACCTTCAAAACCGATAGCAACGTCAGTTGTTGCTCCAGAATAATCTCCATCAGGATAAGAGATATTGCTTTCTACGTTCACGTAAGGACCAGCAAAAGCGGCTCCAGCGAGAAGGAAAGGTGATGCAGCTACAGCTGCGATTGTTGATTTGATAGACATGATTGTTTTATTAGTATCTCGCAAGGAAAAACCCCACGGATGATAGCACCCCCGACAAAGGGTACTGTTTACATGCGTCGCAGGGTTACGATATTTTCGAGTCCTTTAACTTACAACTGTCACAGTAAAGAGTGTGCCAGTTGATATTATTTATATTAACAGATGTTTAGAAACGTGTCAATATGTGACAGACAATAAGGTGGTTGTCACTATGACTGCTCTTGTTCCTTCTGTGCTTGGGCGGCAATTGCTGCACTGTTTTCGGTTATCCGACCCAAGTAAGGATTATAATCCATCAACTTTCCAAGAACGTGTTGAGATCCTTGCGTCTCCCAGAAGTTCCATAGTGCAGTATGATTTTGTTTATGGAATACATCCACATGCTCTGGATGAATACTAGATCCAAGTTGAATCTTATACATGAGCAAAGGAATAGCAAATGTATTACCACAATTATAAATCAAATCATCTGCTACTGGACGTGGCTTCACTCCCATATCCAACTTATACTTCTCTCCACGACAATGATACCTAACTAACTTCTCTGCATGATACCTTGTAATAATATA